GTTTACCTGTTATATCTACATTAGAAGCAGTTACATTAGTAAAAACAATATCAATTATATCAGTTCCATCACCTTTTTGTAAGGAATTAGAACTTGTTATTTGAACAAGGTTTTGGTAACTATCTTTGACAATTTGTGGACCTAAATTACTCATTTATTTCCTATTTTTAACACTCTCTACAACCAGGATAAAAAATATTTGAACCATACGGCATATATGGGTATCTACTATCTGCCATTCTCATTCCAGCTTGATTTGCTTTTCTAGCCCATTGATTCCATCTACTAAAAACAAAAGGTGAACGATATCCTGTTTGATAATCAGGGTATTGTTTCCAAAACTCAGCATTTTGTTGTATTTCAGGGAATAAATTCTCATTTTGAATAAGATATTGAGTTAATCTATTTCCATAAAATTGTGATTTATTATCTGCTAACTGCCTCTTTTTCTCAAATAATCTTTGGTCTACATTTGCTGAATTTTCACCACCAGTTGGAGTAAGTAAACCATTATTACGAGGCCTCATATAAACATACTCTAATGATTCCCAATATGCGGCATAAAGCAGGTATGGAACAATAAAATCATCTACTAATGTCAAATAATTGCCTGATAAAGTATTATTATCTATATCGTTCATTATTTTTTGATATAATGCGGTGCTGATTAAGCGTTGTAGGTAGATATCCTGTGCTACTTGAATAGCAGTTGTCAATAGTTTATCATCCACATTATTATTCAAATCGGTGAAACTGCGCAGCTTTACTTCGCTGATTATAAGAGTATCTGTCATTTGGTTTCCAATTTATAATTTTTTCGTGAATATAATTTTTTAGATGGAGTAATTTTTAAATGCATTTTCTTCCCAATATGATGTGATGCTTCACCAATTGTCCATCCACCATTAAAGCCCAATTTCATTTATTGCCTCCGTTTGTTGAATTTCTCGCTCTAAATCTTTATCCTCACCAACTTCAGCATCAATACCTGTAACGACATCATCCTTAGTTGTTCCATCCTCAAATAACTGCAATTGCTTTACACCTATACTAAATTTACCTGCTTCAGTTGGATATTGTTCATTTAATAAATCTTCTATACATTGCGCAAGTACTTGCTGATATGGGCGAAGAACTGTATTAGTAAATAATAAATAAGCATCAATTACTTCATTTCTGCCACCCAATTGTCCTTCGGTTTTAATTCCTAAAATCATGGGTGATGTAATACGGTGCGCAGTTAATATTTTTTGCTGAACCATATCATTTAAATTCATGTAATACTCATCAGTACCATTTGATTGAATAGGTTCTATTTTAGGTGCATTTTCAGGTGAATCAACATCAATATACATTAGGGAGCCTGCATTATTAGTTCCTGCATATTGGTTTCTTAACATCGCTTCTATTTCATTTCTTTGGTCTGGGTCAGCATTTAGAAATGTTGTAATAGCAATTGATGGAGTTAAACCATTTTTTAAGTTATTAGCATGGAAATTATCAGTTTCTATATCCACCTCAACAGTTCTAATAGCACCTGCGTAATCTGGTAATGGATAATATTTTTGACCAGGTCGATAAGGATTATAAACCCACAATTGCTTTGGTTCAACAAATCGTTTTTTTGGATTAAAAGTTGGGAGGTAGGGAAGTTCAACGTTCAGGCCTGCACTTTGAAACTTATTATAAACCCCGCCTCCAATGCCGTATTTATATTTCTCAGCCCATTCGTCCGAGATATAATAACCAGGTATTTTACCTAATTCTGTTTTTTCTTTAGCACGAAGCCAACTAAAATCAATATGGTAAACTTCTGCTATCCTGCTTCTATCTTTGCTCCAAATTACCTCCAAAGCAAATCCACCATATAATTTAAAGTCGAGTGCAATTTTTTTAAATATATTATTCCAACTTTCTTCTTCATTTGCATGGTCTAATATTTTAGAATGCCCTTCCGAGCATACTAAACCTTCACCAATTATACCATCAACGACTGCATTTACGCATGTATTATGTATGCTACTATTGTTGTAGAGGTAGATGAGAAACTCTGGATAGTCATTGTAAAGCCCATATTTGTAAAAATCACCTATTTTTTGCTCCGATGGAAATACTCTATCATCAGCATTAGTAGTATAATTTATTTTTGAGAACTTAATACTTTTCGGCTTTTTTACCGCTGGTGTTCTTTTAGCTTTTGGTTGTGTTTTTGCTATCATTTATTTTTCCTTTTTCCCAAATTATGTTTATTACCAGTCAATGCTGCACTAATTTTAGCAAGAGTTTCTGCTGAATGGGTTTTACCTTTTTTTGCTTCACTCATTTTTTGTTTTGTTTCAGCTGAATGAGTTTTACCTAAATTACGTTTATTACCTTTACCTGCTGCACTAATTTTAGCTTTGGTTTCTGTTGAATGGATTTTACCGAAATTTGGGTTATTTTCTCCTTTACTTGCTGCACTAATTTTAGCAAGAGTTTCTGCTGAATGGGTTTTACCTTTGTTGAATTCACTAAGTTTTTGACGAGTTTCTTTTGACATATTAATAACACCTTCGCCACCATCAGTCATATTGCATAGCATACCACCAAACTCTTTTCTTCCATATAAAGCGATAAACTCCTTCTCTTTCTCACAAGCCTCATCCCATGTCAAGTCATCAAACATTATTTGGACTTTGTATCCAGTTTTATTGACAATATTATGCCAATGCTTATTTCTTATTTTATTACTATAAGCACGCTTTTCCGTTTTACCTATTCCAATATAAAAAGGTTCGTTTTTATCAAGCCTGATATGTCTGTATAATACTGCCATAAGTTTTTTCTTTTATATAAATATCTTTAATAATTTCTAAAATTGTTTTGTATAAAAATATCCACGTTCGTTGCTTGAAATATATTTACTGAATGAGCCTGTTTCATTGGTACTTATATAACGTTGAAAGCTTCCCGTTTCATTACCACTTATATATCTGCTGAATGATGCAGTTTCGTTTGTGCTAATAAATCTTGTAAATGAACCAGTTTCATTCGTTGAGATAAATTCAGTTATTACTGGGGTATTTGAGCCTGATACGAATACTCTTAAAGTAGAAAATACATCACCACTTGTTAATCCAAATTCATCCCAACTATATAAAATACTATCCCAAGTATATGTTGTTGAATCCCAAGTTAGAGCATTTATATCAGCTTCATAAACATTTAGAATATACCAACCACCTGCTGCAGGGATATAAGATGCTGATATATGAGCAATAATATAAGGTGTAGTATTAGTTGATATTACAGTACCTGCTAATATTGCTTCATTTTGGTTAAATTCAGCACTACCACTTAAATAAATCGCAGTAGGTATTGCGCTTGGTGGATTATTAGGCAACCAAGCAATTGTGTTTATGGGTGTGGATTTATCTAAAAACATATAATATTACCTAAAAAAAAGGGGGTGAGCGAACTACCACCCACCCCCACAAAGGAAATAAAAATAACTGATTTTATGCTGGACCGAATATACTACCAGTTTGTATGGTTAAACCATTTAATCTGGCTGCTAATTCTGCGTAAGTAGATGCTGAAATGAATGATGATGGTTCGGGTTCTCTACCTACAAAAGTAAGTGCGTATCCATTTCTATCACTCATAGCTGTTCCAGTTCCACCTGCTGATGTGGTAAGTGTTACACCATTGTCTCTACCAACATAGACGAACTTAGAAAGTGCATCACCATTATTAGTTTCAACAATCATTTTAATATTTTGGTTGCCACTTAACAAACGAATTTGATTTCTTGTGGAAACTTGCATTTTGAAAAATACCGCATTAGTGGTAGTTTCATACATTATAGTTCCATTTTCAGGAGTAACTGTTAAGTTCTCTGCAAAATCACTTGTTTCTCTAAACAACTCAAATTTAAAAAATGAACCACTACCAGTTAATGTCTGTATTAATCCTTCCGAGGCATTTGTTATTGCAGTTACAGAGCCGCTCAATATGAAAAGATTTTTAATTGAGCCTATATTATCTCTACAACCTAATGTATAGCCTGATGTTATTTGACATGGAGTTGGCATATTGTGTTCTTTCTTTTAAAGTTTAAGCTAAATCGTTACTTACCCAAAATTCAGGATATGCAATATTTTGCCCCATTTTGGTTGCTATTCGGTGTCTTAAAGTATCCGTATTAATGTCATACCACAATTGGAATTCACTAAAATCACTCAATAAGTCAGTTCCTACCACAATTTGTTTAGCAGGTCCTAGTACACATCTATTTGTTCCTTGCAAACCTACAGTTCCAACTACCTTAATATTTGGTGAGAAAGGATAAGCCATTTCATACAAATTCTTACGATTAGTTACGGAACCTGGATCGAAGTAGAAGTTATTAGCTGAACGAAGAGCTGTGATATAATTACGGAAGTTACTTACACTCATAAAGAATGTTAAATCCTCTCTATCTGCAACATCTGCTGAAGAAGATTGAATCATCGCATCCATAGTTGTTAAAATGTTAGCAGCTGCCATAGAAGTTACGGTTGAACGAACAACACCAGCGGTTGAACCAGTAATAATTCTATTCAAACCATCAACAGCACAAGTTCCACCAAAAGTAGAAGATGAACCACTAACTTGCTGCCATAAAAAGTAATCATTCGCTTTTTGGAATTGGTTTACCAATAATTCACTATAAGCATTTGCTAATGCCCAAGTTTCATTATAAGAACCCTTACCAATCGATGAAATACCTAAATACTTTTTATCTAAATCTTTCAAACACAATGCGTCAAAAGATGTGCGAGGACAAACCTCGATGTTTCTTTGTGAAAAGGTAGCCGTTCCCGCTGCAGATGAAACACACGTAGAGTTATTCATAGTTAAAGAAACATCAAATAGATTGATGGGTTCTTTAAATTTTACACCCTCTTGTACTGTTACATATTCAATGGTCGAGCCACCATACACCATTTTCAATACAAGCTCGCCTGCAAGCTCGTTATTAAAATCTGTTAATGCTGATACTGCTAAACTCATAATATTCTCTCTTTTTTAAATTATTTATTTTTTTTGGTTTTGATAATTTCTTTCATCATTTCATATCTACGAGTATCTACTACATCAGTATTAATCGCATCTAATGAAAAGTTTTTCTTTGTTGGAATAGTTTTTTTCTCAGCAGGTTCTGCCGACATTTTTTCCATTCCTTTTTTTAATTCCGCCATTTCTTTTTTGATGAATTCCATTTC